AGAATTAGATGCAGGAGGACTATATGTTACACCGTATGCTTCATCATTAACACCATCTATGTGACCTCTTGTATGTGACATTATTCACTAACTCCTATTTCTTCTAGTATATCGTCTCTTAACACTCCTTGAAACACATCTCTAAATACATATTCAAAATCAGGTACAGCTTTTATAAACTCTTTACCTGCACCTATTGCCATTTGTCTCATTACTACAGCCCTATCGTCTGTGGATGTGTGCCACCATTCTTCACTAAATCCTAAATCAGTAGAATACTCGTTAATAATATTCCACCATTCTAAATATTCTAATACAGCTTTTCCAACTTCTGTATCTTTAACACCAGGAGTTTTAGCCCATTTAGTTTGTATTTGAAATAACTTTTCTTTTGCTGTAGGTGCTTCTGCAACACCATAATTTTCTAAATAACCTGGCAATTCCTCACGTAAATGCTGTCTGTATAATGCTTTAGCTATTCTTAACTGGTTGCCTTTAACGCCTGAACGTTCTAATTGTTGTGTAAAGTTTGTATATCGTATCCAACCTAAAGTGTCATTTACTTTTCTAACGTTTTGTTCTTTTGATAAACCTTCTAACTTTCCACTCTTTATATCTTCAAATACAAATTGCCATTCTCTTTCATCAAATGGACTTTCAGGTTGCAAATACCATCCTGTTATATTTAACTCTTTCATTAAATCGCCGTATTCTCTTTCCCATGCTTTACCTTCTTCTGTGTAAAACCTACGGCCTTCAGGTGATATTGTTGTAGATGCAGTTAGATAAGGATGTTCTATACCATACTTGCCAAAGAACTCATTGTAAGCTGCAATGGTATCTCCACCTGTCTCTTCTCTAATCTTATAAAACTCGTTAGCTAGTATTTGACTTGCCCACCATTGACCATCTTTATCTTCAATATAATATCTAGGTGTAAATCCAGTAGGTGCAAAGAATTGTGATATACCACGAATTGCATATATAAACGCAGCACTATCGTTTGCCCACTCCATCATAGCTACTTCATCAATGCTTCCGTCAGGCCTTCTAAAGTATTCTCTATACCCTGTTGCAGCAGCATAGTTATATATTGTGTTTGTAGTAGATGCTCTAGCTTCTTGTGCTTTAGGACTGTCACTAAAAGCAGTTATTAATTTACTTGCCCATGCAGGACGTGGTACTAATGTATCAGGTGCAGGAAAATCTCCAAATAATAATTTTCTAGCTTCATCTCCTATACCGTTTTTAGGTAATAATTTGTTAGCTGCAAAACCATAAAGTGGGGCCATACCAGGAAATATATTGCTAGCTAACATGTTTATACCTGCAACATAACCTGCAGGTTGTATCTGTACCCTAGAACCTGGACCAAATACTGATTGTGTTAAAAAGTTTTTACCTGGATATGCAAACATTTCTTCTCCACTGCCATTAGGGTCAGGAAAGAAAAATCCGTCATCTCCTGAACTTTCAGCACCTCTTACTATCATGTTTCCTCTTGCAAGTGATGCAGGGTTGTTTGCAAATAACTTACCCCATGTAGTAGCTAACTCTATATACACTTCAGGGAATGGGAATATGTTTGCAGTTATTGCAGATATATTGTGTTTTTTAGCTGCATCGTATAAAAGTAATTTAGTTGAGTGTAATGCGTATGCTCTAGCTATAGCTTCTGCTTCATCATAATTTAGTTCAACACCTTCAACAGTTTTCTTAGATGCACCTTGCAATCTTTTATACATAGCATTAGGTATATCTGCATCTCTAGCTTCTTTTAATGCTCTAAGTCTGCCTTGTTGATTTAGACGTGGCATAAGGTCTTCCATTTTAGCCCAGTTGTTTTGTTTCCATGCAACTGAACGAGATAGATATGTATTAGGTTTTGTCATCAAATACTCAAATGCTACATCTACTACAGCATCTAACATACCTATAGCTTTTTGTCCTGATGTTAAATTTACTGAAACATCTCTAGGTGCTTTAACTACACCTATACGATTTCGTAAATCTCCCATGCCTTCTAAATATGCACCAAGTGTTTTATTGTTTTTAGACAATGCTGCTCTAGAAATCTTAGCTGCACTTATTTCACCTTTGCCTAGAATAGCTTTACCTGTACCTGCAAAGTTTCTTAAATTAACATCTGATGTATCTTCTATAAATTTATAACTGAATGCATCACCAGGTGTGTATGTATAACTATCAAAACCACCTGTTTTTGAACGAATACGTGCTTCCCAATAATCTAAATAAGCATCCATAGCTTTTTCGTCTGTCATTAAATCTTCAAATCTATCTCCACCATTACGTACTAATCGTTCTCTAATTTTTTTACCTTCATCAGAATATTTAAACCAATCTCTAGTTTGTGTAGTTAAATGGTTTTTAGCAACATATCTACCTACAGGGTCATCGAATATTTGTATAAGTTCGTGTTGTAAATTAGCTGTATGGCCTGCTTCTCCTGGTTTTACATCTACCCAGTCTTTTGTTACAAACTTACTATTTACTCCTCTAAACCCTGCAACAGATTTACGGCCTGTGTTTACTTCAGTAGCTAAGTTACCATTCATTGCACCTTGCCAATCTAATACGTCTTTAAGGTCGCTATCTCTAGTAAAACGTAATCTAAACTTTTCAAGTCCTTTTACATCGCCATTCTTAATAGCATTACGTACTTCACTATTGTGTGAGTTAATCCATGTTATATATCTAAATGGATGTACAAACATAGTATCTAGGCCTGATACAGCCATACGTGCTTGTTCTTCTAAAAACACTCTTGTAAACCAAGCAGCACGCATTAATACTAAAGGTTTAAATATTCCACCCATATAAAACTGTGCAAGTAAAGATACAGGACCTTGTGACATACCTTTAGGAATAATACCTTTGTATGTACCTGATATTACATAATCTCCAAAACCCATATCTTTTAATGCTTTAGCATTACCTTTGTAATAATCCATTAAACCACGAACACCTTGCCTACCTTCTTGTCCATCCATAACGTATGAGACTTTCGACAATGCTTTAGTAATTCCTGACCATTGTGGCAATGGTGCTTTTAAACTAGCCATTTCTACTAAACCACTAGCAGAAGGTACAGTTACCATTATTTTTTCACCATTTAATAATGTATAAGGTATCTCTTCAACTTCACGCATACCTACAAAAGGTAAATCTCTAAATAAACTGTCTTTACCGTATGCACGTATCTGTGAACTTGTTTCAAATATTCTTGATGCTTCAAATGCTATATCATCTGCTACTCCCTGACCTTTAAGAAATACTTGTGTATCGTTACCAATATCTATAGCTAATCTAGTAACACCACCTAAATCTCCTGGTTCTAGTTCTAATAATCTTCTTAAATAAGGTTCTGCACGTTCTATATCTGCACCCATGCTGTCATAGTGATTTCTAATAGACATAGCTGCTTCATCAAAATTTGTTACAGATAAACCATCATCAGGTTTAATACTCATAATTCTTTGCATATAAGTAGGCATAGCAGACCTTACTGTGCCACTAAAGCTAAGTAACTCATCTAATGGATTTGCTATTTCTGCAGGTGCAAGCATAGGTTTAGCTGTCATAAACCTCATTTTGTTTCTAGCAGGCAGTATAAGGTCATCTCTAAGGCCTTTTGCTAATTTAGAACGAAGTGGCCTATATGCAGCATTAGGGTTTCCTAAAGGCCTTATTACTTGTCCTAGACCCCTTTGTACAACATTTTCACTTTGTCTTAAAGATAATGACTTATTACCTATAGCACGAGATACTGCATTTCTAATATCTGCACCTTTTACAGGTGTTTCGTTTAAATATCCACTACCCCATATCTTTGACCATACTTGTTTAGCTTGTAATGCATCTTCTGTAGCAGCAAGTGATGCTTGACTTTCAAATGGTAATTGTGGAAATAATCTTTGATACACACCAATATTAGGTTCTACTGCTGTAGCTTCATATAATTTGTAACTATCAGGTCTTTCAATAATGTCATTTAACTTAGGTTTAAATACTGTATCTCTAAATCTTCTTACACCAATACCTTCTTGTACAACATCAGGATGTATTGTACGTAACGATTTTCTTAAATTAGATAACCCTTTAAGTCCTTTAGCTGTTGGGTCTAGTTTAAATGTAGTAACAGCATCTAAACCACCTGACAATGCTGTAAATTCAGGTGTACCTGGTGGTACTATCTCTGATGCAGTAATACGACCATTACTAAAATGTATTGTTGGTTGTATTTCATCTAACTCTGTAATACCAGGATTTAACGATTTAACAAAATCTACTTGTGACCTACCTAAATTTTTAGCACCACGAAACACCATTTGAAAAAATCTTGACATTTTATTGCCATCGATAGGTGCAAACATGTCAGGGCTGTTTTGCATTCTTTGTTGTTGCAAGTGTAAATAGTTATTAGGGTCAAAACCTAATGTAAGTTTTCTGCCTCCTGTTGGCCTGTACATAATTTGATTAGGCCTAAATAAAGAAGTTCTCTCATGGTCATTCCAACCTTCGGCTCTAAGTGGTACTCCTGCATATTTGTAATAAACGTTTTTTGCTTCATTCTCTTCATAACCTAATTTTAATAATGTTCTGTATCGTTCGTCGTCTTCAGGTTTTAATCCTTGAAATATAAATTTTCTATCAGGGTCTATGTTTAATGGTTTACCTTCACGTAATGTAGCAAGTGTTTCTCTCCATATAGTTGTACCTGCTTGGTTTTTAGCAGTAGAAAACAATTCAGAATATTCTTGTAGTAAACCTTTAAATCCTTCTTTTTTCCATGCATTAACAGGGTCGTAGTTTACTAAATCTTGTTCTGATATTTGTATGCCTGCAAATAAATCTCCTTCTTTTATATATCCTTTACGCAATCTATTACTTTGTATTGCATTTACAGCAGCGTAACCTGCTGCTCTATATAGCATTGTCAATTCTTCAACGCCTGCTTCTAACATTAAATCAACAACATAACCAGGTTTTTTAATTAGTAATTCTGACAAACCCATAATAGGTTCATCAAAACCACTTTCTTCATGTACTTTGTTCCAATCACGTTCCCACTGCTTTTGTTGTTCTTCAGTAACCATGTCAGTAATATCTTCAAACGCAGGGTCATAAACAGTTAGGCCTGACAAAGCTGCTGCCTCTACAACATCAGCAGGTAGGTTGGGACAAACAGTTGACATCTCTACTGCATTTTGTGCTGTTTCGTAATCTAGAAATGCAAGTATTTGGTCAAACTGTTTACGAGCAGCTTCTTTTTTTTCGTTTTCGTTTGCTAACTCATCGTCGTTAAACCAACCATGAAATGCCACTATAAACCTCTTTGTTGATAATTATGTATTAACTGGCTAATTACTGGATTGTAACCTGAAACATGCAACATAGCTTTAAGTGCTAGTAGCGTATTGTCAGGTGCTGCTTCTGCAGGATTAATACCTGCTGTTCTTGGGTCTTCGCCAGGAACATCTGTAGGTCTAAATACATTTCTATTTAATGCAGGTTGTGGTGTAGCAACTGGTTGTGAAGGAGTAGTAGGTTCTGCAGGAAGTGGTGCAGCTTGTTGTTGTTCTACTAACTGTTTACCTTCTCCATAATCTACGCCAGGTATTCTACGTATAGGCTGTGTTGCACTACCTGGTCCACCATCTGTTCTTTGAGATAATGCACCTGGACCACTTACTGGTGCAGGATTAGCAGGTTGTCTATCTCCACCTCGCCTAGAACGTTTCTTCGCCATAGTTATCACCTTCTTCTAAGTATTGTCTTAATATATCTCTATCTATCAAAATCATCATTCCTGGCATTGGTACTACTACTTGCCACATTTGATATGGTGTTTGTGAGAAAGCATTTCTATCAAATCCACCAACACCATTTAAAGAATTAGATATGATTTCAAAAAAGTCATCATTAAATTCCATTATCCACCTTGTCCTAATGCTAATGCTGCTAACCCACCTTGTGATAAGTCAGGCATTTGCTGTTGTCCCATTAGTGCCATTTCTTCAGGTGACATCTGTGGTTCTTCAGGAGTAAAATACTTATTTAAAATTGTTTGCATATTATCAGGGTTTTTATATATTTCTACAACTGCCATAGTTGCCTGTGCATCATTTTGATTAGCTCTAGCTAATAATGTTTCAAACAATAAGTTTTCTGCTTTTTCTTTTCTAATACGTTCATTAATAACTGGTATGTTGTCCAGTCCGTCCATATTATTTTGTAAAGTCTCTTTATCTATAATGTTTGCTTGTAGTAACTGTAAACCTGTAACAATCTTTTGTGGTTCATCAAAGCCTGCCATGACACCATATACTCTTCTAGTTCTATAGTTCTTTGCAATATCAACAGAAGGTTTATAGGTTTCTGCAAATGCAGAACCTTTACGATAACCAACTAATGCTTTGGACTTATCAAACAACAGTTCGTCCATCTCTAATCTTTTAGCATCTAATGACTGTAAAGCATCTTGTAAAATGTTTCTGTACTCCCCTATCATCAAAGACATTGATGCATTAAGCTCATCTAAGCCTCTACCAGTAACAAAACTGTTAGGGGATTGAGCATCATCAGTAACAGGATAACCTGCAACTAATCTCAACTGTCTTTCTAATCTATCTACTTGATTAAATAACTGATACGGTAAGTTATTGACTGGTTTAGAAACTTGTGTACCTGGTGCTAAATAGTTAATAGCATGTCGTCCTTTACGATACTGACCACTCTCTAACTCACCTGATATGTTTGTTTCTGTAAAGACTGCATCTTCCATAGCAATAGTAGATAAAATGTTTATCTTTGCCATTTGTCCCATAAGTCCTAGTACATGGTCATACTGACCTTTAAGTTCATTAAATGAAAATCTTTTAGCAAATACAAATTGTGGTCCTGACTTTAATGGGTTTTCTACAAAATCTAGCATCAATCGTTTGTGTGGTACTACAACGTACATACCACTTGCGTCGTAATACTCTACAACTATGACACCTTTACCATTATCGTTTTCCCATTCTTCGTGAGCGTTATCTAAACGAGCATTGTAAAACCCTTCACCATTTGGTTCTTGTTTACCTTTAGCTTCATTATCACGTAACGCACGAGCATGTTCAGGATAAATCTGTGTTAGCTTATAAAGAGGTATTCTTCTTACGTATGCAATCTCATCAGGTTGTTGATTAGCACCTAAGTGTCCAGGATATGTGTTGTATGGGTCTCTAAGTTCTGCATAAGGAAAGTAATTGCCATCTACATCTTTAATTGTTTTAATAACCCAAGAACAATAACCATAACCAGGTAGCCACCTAGATATTTGTCCTAATTGATTTTTAAGTTTTTGTTTTTCATCATAAGAAGCAACAATACGTTC